GCTTCGTGTTAATGGCACTCCCGTACATTATGATTCTTTTATTAACAATCTTCTCAATAACTATGCAAAGTCTCAAAAAGAAAATAAAAAATTTGCTTGGAAAGTAATTACTTATAAAGCATTATTAGACAATGACACCCCATTGTGGAGCTCTTTCTTTACAAAAAAGAAATTAGAAGAAAAGAAAAAATTCTATTCCGATAGTGGAATGCCTCAAAAATTCTATCAAGAATATATGATGGAAGTGCAATCTGAAGAAGACGCAATATGGAAAAGAGAGCATGTAAGATATTGGAATGGTTACTTTAAAAACGAGGATGGTGTTAATTATATAGTAAAAGATAATGAAGATATTCCTGTTAATACATTTATTGGATGTGACCCTGCTACAGATATTGATACAAAACATTCTGACTACAGCGTTATAACTGTTATTGGAATTGATACCAATAATGAATTATATGTTTTAGAATATGAAAGACATCGTAGTATTCCAACTATAGGTTCTAAGAATCCAGAGACAGGAGATATAATAGGAAAGAAAGGTGTAGTAGATATTATTATAGAATTACATGAAAAATATAATTGTACATCATCTACAGTTGAAGATGTTGCAATGAATCGTAGTATATTTCAAGCAATGAATGACGAAAGAAGAAGACTAAATAAGTTTGATATAGCTGTAATACCTGAGAAACCCGGCGGGCAACAAAAAAGAAATCGCATTTATTCTGGACTTTCTGCTCGTTTTAGTACAGGAACAGTGCATTTACGGAAAAATATGTTTGATTTGATTAACGAAATACTTACTTTCGGCCCTAAAATGGCTCACGATGATACAATAGAATCTCTTTATTACGCACAAATACACTCATTTCCGCCTAATATGAAAAAGAATAAAGAAAAAACATCATGGTTTAAGCCTAAAAGAAAAGCAAAAAGTTGGTTAGTATCATAAGGAGTAGATATGTCAAAAATAAAAACTTTAGGTAAATTTATGAAAAACCCTTTAAAGTATGCGGTGAATCAAGCATCGTGTGTTTCTAAAGGAAAAAAATTAGGATTAAGTCATTCGGATGCTCGAAATGCTTGTAAACCTCATTATAAAGAAAAAGGAAAAATTTTATCAAAATTAAAAACATCTAAACCTTTGGATATAAGAAGGTCTAATCAAAAGAAAAGAAATCCAGAAAAAGATGTATTGGCAGAGATAAAAGGAAAAAGAAATGCCTAGATTTGGTAAAAAGTCAAAAGAAAGATTAAAGGGAATAGACACTAGACTTGTTAATGTCTTAAATGAATTAGTTAAGATAATGGATGTTACTATCATTGAAGGATTGCGGAGCGAGCAACGACAGGAAAAGTTACTAAAAGCAGGCTCAACTAAAACAAAGTTTAGCAAACACATTGAAGGAAAAGCTGTAGACCTCGCTCCTTATCCCATAGATTGGGAAGATAGAGATAGATTTCATTACATGGGCGGAATGATTAGAGGTATTGCAAAACAATTAAATGTTCCTGTTCGGTGGGGCGGCGACTGGGATTCTGATGGCGAAACTAAAGATAATAAATTTGATGATTTAGTTCATGTGGAGATTAGAGGATAATGGCAAGAGTCACAAAAAAAAATAAAGCACAAATAAATAAACAGATATGGGATAAAGTAAATAATTCCCATAGGCATAGGTGGCAGAGTGTAAGTCAAAAAGGATATGATTTTTATCTAAACGAACAACTTACAAAAGAAGAATTAACAATGTTGGAAGAATCTGGAATGCCAACATTTACTATAAATAGAATAACTCCTATTATAGAAATAATGAAATACTTTGTAACTGCTAATGACCCTAAGTGGAAAGCAGTAGGGGCAACTGGAGATGATGTAGATGTCGCTCAAGTACATGCTGATGTAGCAGATTATTGTTGGTATCTATCAAATGGTAAGTCTTTATATAGTCAAGTAATATTAGATTCACTTACTAAAGGATTAGGATATTTTCTTGTAGATATAGATAAAGATGCAGATAGAGGAGTAGGTGAAGTTTGTTTTAAAAGACTTGACCCTTATGATGTATTTGTAGACCCCGCTAGTAGAGACTTTTTATTTAGAGATGCTAACTTTATTCAAATAAGAAAGAATATTGCTAGAGCAAGACTTATTAATATGTTACCGCAATTTGAAACAAAAATTAAAAAAGTATCAAAAGGAAGTGATGTAGTATCGTACTCTCAGAGAGATATTGATTTTACAGATAGTATACAATCAGAAGATTTGACATATGGTGTTAATATGGATGCTGAAGATGATGACATTGTGCCATACTATGAAACATATAGTAAGAAAAAATTTAAATACAGAAATGTATATATTAAAATAGAACCTTCTGAATCTCAACTTGTTATGTTAAAAGAACAAGTACAAGAACAATTAGAATCTTTTAAACAAGAAATAGAAGTAGGTTTAATTGAAAAACAAATGCAAATCGAACAACAAGTTCAAGAAGGTGAAGTAATTCCAGAACGAGCAAAATTAATGATTGAAAATTCTCAAAAAATGGCTGCTCAAGCAATACGAGAAAAAGAAATGGAATTAATATCTCAAGCTAGAGATGAAGCTACTATTATTAAAGAACAAGTAATGAGCGAAGCATCTTATAAAAAGTTTGAACAAGATAAGAATTTTTCTAAAAACATTGTTGATTCTGTAGAGTTTTATGAAAATAGAATTGTAAAGACTGTAAGTGTAGGAGATGATACATTTTTATATGAATCTATTATTCCTATAAATGAATATCCAATTGTTCCTATTCCATATATGTACACAGGAACTCCATATGCTATGAGCGCAGTAACTCCACTTATAGGTAAGCAACAAGAAATAAATAAAGCACATCAAATAATGCTTCACAATGCAAACTTATCTTCTAATCTTAGGTGGATGTATGAAGAAGGTTCAGTCCCTGAAGACGAATGGGAAAAATATTCATCAGCGCCTGGAGCATTGTTAAAATATAGAAGTGGATTTTCTCCACCTACTCCAATACAGCCAGCTCCAATTAATAATGCATTCTTTACTGTTGTTCAACAAGGTAAGTCAGATGCAGAATATATTAGTGGTGTACCTAGTGCAATGATGGGATTCTCTCAAGACCAAGCAGAAACATATCGTGGATTACTTGCTAATGATGAGTTTGGTACTCGTAGATTAAAAGCATGGATGAATAGTATAGTAGAACCATCGCTTGAACATCTAGGTAGAATATTTAAAATGATGGCTCAAAAACATTATACAATTGAAAAAGTATTTAGAATCGTACAACCTATGGCAGGTAACGATGAAGAAAAAGAAGTAAGAATAAATGTAAATCTATATAATGATTATGGTAAAGCTATTGGTAAATATAAAGACTATGCATCTGCAAGATTTGATATAAGAATAATTGCAGGCGCAACATTACCATTAAATAGATGGGCATTATTAGAAGAGTATTTTAGATGGTATCAATCTGGTTTAATTGATGATATTGCAATGTTAGCTGAAACAGACATTAGAAACAAAGATAAAATCGTTGAAAGAAAATCAATGTTATCTCAAATGCAAGGTCAATTAGAATCTATACAAGAAGCCGTTAAAGAAAAAGATGGAACGATAGAAACACTACAACGTCAATTAGTACAAGCAGGTATTAAGATGAAAGTAGGAGATGCGAATACTGAAATACGAAAAGATGTTCTTGAAACTGAAGCGCAACAAAAACTTCTAAGAGGAATGTTAAAAGTTGAGTTTCAGAAAATGAGAGACGAAATGAAAAACGACATGGAGTCTAGTAAGCAAGACGTTGCTCAAAACGAGCAATCTTAATTATTGCATTTTAGATTTTATAGTTGCTAAATTAAAATAACCTTAAAATAGGAGAAAGTATGTCAGAACAAGTAGGTAACGCTCAAGCAGCCCCCGAAAGTACAAACGTACAAGATGCAGTTATGAACGGCTCAAGTGATTTTTTTGAATCATTAGATAGAGAAGTTAATGGCGGCATATTAGACGAACAACAACAACCAACCTCGGTACAAAGCGGTAATACGCAGTCGAGCCCCAATGTAGAAGTTCAACCGCAAGATGACAATGAAGTCTTGCAAAAACGATATAGCGATTCAAGTAGAGAGGCTAAAAGACTCAATGGAAAACTAAAAGAAATTGAGCCTTATATGCCTATTCTAGACGCTATGCGTGAAGACCCTAATTTAATTTCTCATGTAAGAAATTATTTTGAGGGTGGAGGTCAGGCCCCACAATCAATGAATCAACAACTGAATCTTGATGAAGATTTTGTTTTTGACCCTGATGAAGCATTTCAAAAACCTGATTCCGATTCTGCAAAAGTAATGGGTGCTACAATCGATGGTATTGTACAGCGTCGTTTAAATAATACACTACAAGCTCAAAAAAGCGAAAATGCAAAAATGGCTAAAGAAGCTCAATTCAAACAAAAGATGGATATGTCTGATGAAGAATGGAGTACATTTACTGATTTTGCTAAAAGTAAGTCTTTAGAGCTTGAAGATATATATTACTTAATGAATCGTAAGAACAGAGATAGTCAAATTGCTGATTCAACAAGACAAGAAATTCAAAACAAGATGAGAGAAGTGCAGTCTCAACCAAGCACCCTTGCAACACAAGGTAGTGTTCCTGTTGAGAAAAATGCAGACGATAATGTTTTTGATGCCATTTTGGGTACTGACAGTGAACTAGAAAAGGCTTTCAGTATATAAAATTATATTGTTAGCCATTAACTCAAACTAAAGAGGTATAAAAATGGCTGATGTATTCGGCATGGAGTCCTATTCTGACGTACAAGGTTGGAGTGATGGTACTTCAAAAGACACAGGCGACCTTAGAAGGAAATATAATTTTGGAGATAGAGTTTCTGAACTTTCAATAGCTCAAGACCCTTTTTTCAGATTTGTTTCTCAAGTCGCAAAAAAACCTACGGATGACCCTGAGTTCAAATTTACTGAACAAAGACATTCGTATCACAAACGATATGCTTATGTAATTGGTTACAATAGTGGAAGTAATGTTTTTACAGAAGCAGAATTAAAAACTACTTCAAATGGAGCTCTAGGAACTTCTGCTGGCGATAAAGTAAAATTACTTATGGCTACTGATTATAAAGCAGCTGGAAATAGAGGTGGCATTATAGGTAATACAGATAATGACATTTTAGTCGGAGAATCTGGAACGCAACCTGCTTTTTTACTTAAAGATGCAGTAATAAAAGTAAATATGAGTTCTACTGATGCTGGCGGAATGACTGCGGGTTCAGCTGTAACATCTAATGATGTTGATGAGTATATACTTGTTAAAATAGATACAGTTCATGATAATGAAAGTGGTTCTGTAACTTTTGCAGACCTTTCTGATGGAGCTGCTGAAGGTGGAGGAGCTAGAACAGCATATTGGACTCCTGTAAGTGGTACAGTTATCAAACCAATATCTGCAGTTACTTTTAAGTATCTTGCAAGTTATTGTGGTGATGACCCTCTTGGAACTGTTTATAGCGCAAACATCGCTAATGTTCTAGAAGGAGCAAGAAGTTACGTTGTAGGAAATGGTCACGCTCAGGGTTCTGGTTATCCAGAAACTTGGAAAGACCAACCTTTCTCAACTGCTTTTGGATTAACTCAAATCTTCAAAACTGCAATGGCAATGGATAATACTACAAGGGCAACTGTTCTTAAGTATGAACCTAATGAATTTGCAAGGATTTGGAGACAAAAGTTAATTGAGCATAAGTTCGATATTGAGCAATCATTATTATTTGGTTCTCAAGGAACTGTAGACGGAGTACAATATACTGAAGGAGCTCTTAGCTTTATTACTGGTTATGGTAATATCTTTGATGGTTCAGGTATTGGTGGAACTGGAACAAAGTCTCAAGATGACTTTCTTGATGATATGTCTCAATTCTTAGACCCTCGTTACAACAATGCAAATGCAACTCTATT